CTGAGGACCTCTTCTGGTCTAGCAGTGAGTACTCCTCCACCGGCGCGTGGAATCAGTACTTCTACTCTAGCAACCCAGGGCGCCAGTACAGCATATCTAAGACGACCGTGAAGTACGTCAGGGCGTTCCGGCGATTAGCGATTTAATCCTTTAATCATTTAAATAGTTATGGCCCAGTACAAGCACCTCCCAATATACAAAACAACCTATGAACTGCTTGAGGCCGTAACGAGAAAAACCAAAGACTTCCCAAGGGCGTTTAAATACTCCCTTGGGGACAAGATACGCGACGAATGTATCGAACTTGTTGTTTCTATTTACAAAGCGAATTCAACGAGGCAACGTCAGGAATTCATCCAAAATATCATAGACCGAGTTCAGGCTATTGAATTGATGTTGAGACTTTCCAAGGACCTGCACCTTATCAGCGTTGCACAATTTTCCGAAATAGTAACCCTGACGGATTCTCTTGCTCGGCAAGCCCAAGGGTGGATCAAACATTCAACTAAAGTGGGGGCAGATTGACAGTGGCTACGGCTTCTGACAGAGACCTTTCTATCGCGGACTGCGACCGTTGGGTAAGCTCCAACGAAAAGGCGAAAGCCAGTCTCAAAAGGGAGCATTCCCTATTGCGTCGTGTGAGTGCGCAGTCTTTACGTTCGCTGACAACAACTTCTGGTCTAGCAGTGAGTACTCCTCCACCAACGCGTGGAAACAGAACTTCAACTCTGGCAACCCAGGGAACCAGAACAACAACACTAAGACGAACGTGAACTACGTCAGGGCGTTCCGGTTATAGAACCACAAACTATGAATTGCGATCTTACTGTTTCGGAGCTTTTTCAAGCGTACTACGACTGCCGAAAAACCAAAAGGAATACGTGGAACGCTTTGTCGTTTGAGCAGAATCTTGAGCGAAACTTGATGGACTTATATTATGAGCTAATCAGCAATCAGTACGAACCAGGGCGGTCAATAATGTTCGTGGTAACTAAGCCAAAAGCCCGCGAAGTGTGGGCGGCAAACTTTCGGGACCGGATAGTGCACCACGTGCTGTACAATCGATATTCTGGTGTGTTTTACCGTTCTTTCATACACGACAGCTATGCGTGCATACCCGAAAAAGGAACGCTTAGAGCCGCAAAGCGCGTGCAGCATTTTATGCGTTCGGCAACCAAAAACCACACGGAAGACGCTTGGTACCTGAAGGCGGATGTCGCAAATTTCTTCGTCACAATCAATAAAAGCATTCTTGATGCATTGCTATTGAAGAAAATAACCGATCTTTGGTGGGTGAATTTGACAAGAATCATACTACACAAAGATCCTACAGAGAATGTTTTCATAAAAAGTCCGATTGGCGTGCTGAAAAAAGTTCCTCCGCACAAAAGCCTACTAAACGCACCAAAAGGGTTTGGCCTTCCGATAGGTAACCTGTCAAGTCAGTTTTTTGCCAATGTATATATGGACGTGTTGGACCAGTATGCAAAGCACTCACTGAAAGCAAGGTATTACGCAAGGTATGTTGACGATATCGTGGTCATAGGAAACGACGGTTGCGAACTACATGAAAAGTATGCACATATGGCGACGTTCGCGGAAGATAATCTTGGCATTAAATTTCACCCAAACAAAAAGGAAATTAACAAAATAGAGCACGGGGTCAACTTTGTAGGGTACATTATCAAGCCTCGCTGCATGTACATCCGCAGGTCTACAATCAACAACGCATACAAAAATATTGAAATGCGAGAAGATTTTTGCACTTTAAGATCAACAGTAAACAGTTATCTTGGGTTGATGTCGCATGCTAATGCATACAAAGAGCGGAGAAAAATGACTGACAGCCTGCACCCAAGAGGGGCCAAGTTTGACCGCGAGCTAATAAAACTAACAAAACTGGAGGCATAAATGTATATAGTAGTAACCAACGTAGACAAAAGAACCCGCCAAGCGTGTACAGATGCACCGATGACAAACGGTGTTGCGTTTCCCGCGCTCAACAACCTTGTGGTTGAGTGGCAGGACGAATCCAACTGGCCCGTGCAGGTTGAAAACGGCGTATATCTCACTGCACCGAAGTACTACGGTACTTGTGATGACGACAGTTTCACAGGTTTTCCCGGTGTGCTTGAAGTCGTCACTGAGGAAGAATACAACGCACGGCGAGAAGCAGAGATGGCGGCAAGGCCTGTGGTTGAGCAACCTGAAATGCCTATAATTGAATAAATAGCAAACGTGATAAACATATGAGCGTAATCACAGACATTCTGAATGTCGCAACAGGCGGGCTTATTGGGCAGGTGAAGGAGCTAATTTCCTCTACAAATACCACTGATAAAGAGCGTATTGAGCTTGCGAACAAGGCGGCAGAGGCGATTCAGCAGTACCAGCTTAAAGTCAACGAGCAGATTATTGGAGCTGAAGCGCAGTTGACTGCTCGACAGGCGGCAGATATGGCCTCGGATTCGTGGTTGTCAAAGAATGTTCGCCCGCTCGTTCTTGTCTTTCTGACGGTAATGATGACAATTCTCGCTTATACAACCATCTTCACTTTGCCGCAGGAAAAAATCAATCTGCTGACTCCTTGGATAGGCGAACTGTCGTCCCTGCTTGGGATGGTGTATGGGTTCTACTTCGGTTCTCGCGGACTTGAGAAGATTGGGCAAATGGTAACTCAAACACTGAAAAAATGAAATTTGAAGAGGCTCTGGGGTATGTACTGGCGGAAGAAGGGGGATATGTAAACCACCCGAAAGACCCTGGAGGGGTGACGAACCTCGGTGTCACGAAAAGGGCTTGGGAGGACTTCAAAGGCGGTTCTGTCACCGATGCGGATATGCGGAACCTGACGCGGGACAAGGTCGCGCCGTTCTATAGGCATATGTACTGGGACAAGTGCAAGTGCGACAGCCTACCTTCTGGCGTTGACTTTTTGGTGTTCGATACAGCCGTCAATATGGGTGTTGGCGCAGCTTCAAAACTGTTGCAGGTGGCAGTAGGGGCAAAGCCGGACGGCGTGGTCGGGCCAGCAACCCTAGCTGTAACGAAAGCACTTGATAGTTATGCTGTAGTGACGGAGATTGCGTTCTTGAGAGCAATACGGTACATGAAGACAAGGAATGTTGGCACATTTGGCGCCGGGTGGGCAAACCGGCTAATCAGGGTGAAGGATATGTCATTGAGCGCCAGCAAAAACAAATAACCAACTGACACAAATATGGAGTACATAATCGTAATTTTAGCCGTTATCGGCGCAATGTACGTCGGTTACGCCTACGGACAGGAAGTCATTGACGAGGTTAACGAGGTGCTTGGGCGGGTGAGGGCAGTCTTCCGTTGTCTTAAACGCTGTTTCGGGAAATAAGGTTTTGTTTTCTGCAAATTTTTTTCTTTTTTATTGTAACCGCGCATGCTGTACGAGCCTGCTCCTTCACCATTTTCGACGCGAGGATTGAATGGCGTACACCATGACATACAGCTCACTGCTGGAAGACATACGCAACTACCTTGAGCGCGGTTTCACTGCCGAAAGCGACCAGGTAGTCTACGAACAGCTCCCCCGCCTCATCACACTCGGTGAACGGCGCATCGGGCGTGAGCTTAAAATCCAAGGGTTCACCCGTAGCGTGCAGACGACGCTTGCCGTCGGCGTTGCCGTATACCTGAAGCCCGACCGCTGGCGTGACACAATCAGCATGTCAGTAGACGGTCAGCCCATCCAGACACGCTCCTACGAATACTGCCGAAGCTACTGGCCCGATGAGGCTGAAACTGCTGCTCCGGAGTTCTACGCTGACTACGACTTTCAGCACTGGCTCATTGCCCCGACACCTTCCACCGCCGCCACTCTTGAGGTACTGTATTTTGAACAGCCAGCTCTGCTCGGTGAAGACCTGCAGACAAACTGGCTGACCGAGTACGCACCGGACCTTCTGCTGTACGCGTGCCTTCTGGAAGCGGCTCCGTTCTTGAAGAACGACGAGCGAATCCCGACGTGGCAGGCCATGTACGACCGGGCCGCCAAGGCACTCGCCGGAGAAAACAGCGGAAAGGTGCTCGACAGAAACGCTAACAGGAACGACGCATAATGACTATATACACCGACACTTTTGGTGGAGCAAACATATACCCCAGCGAAATCAGCTACAGCTCAATCGCACTGGATGCTGACGTCGTGCTGAGTTGGCCGGAGGAGACTTCCGAAAGCGACAACCTCGCTACTCGCATCATCGACGTTACGCCTACCGCAGCGAGCTACAGCATAACGATGCCCGACGCCAGCAAGAGTGGCACAGGGAACACCGTGCTCTTCAACAATAAGGGTGCGTACACTTTCACAGTCAAAGACGCCGACGGCGCAGTCATTGTCAGCCTGATTTCCGGAACACTGTGGCAGATATATCTCACTGACAACACCACCGAAGCCGGAACTTGGAGCACGCTGCAGTATGGCTCCACAACATCAATAGCCACAGCAGCGTCTCTCACCGGCACCGGCATTACTGCCGCAGGCTCTCTGCTCAGCCAGAGCGTCCCTGTTGAGGACTTCAACACAGACTACACGGCCGGCAACGCCGACAGGGCGAAGATGTACAACTGGAGCGGTGCAAGCGGCACTCTTACCCTTCCGGACCCCGTGACTGTCGGCAACAACTGGTTCCTGTACCTGCGCAACAGCGGTAGTGGTTCAATCACGGCAGACGCTCCTGGGCTGTCCGAGATTAACGACAGTTCAACCGTGGTGTTCAATCCCGGTGACTCGGCCATCATTGCTTCCGACGGCACGGGGTTCTACACTGTCGGGTTCGGTCAGAGCGCCACCTACACATTCAACTACACGGTTGTCAACATTGCCGGCGCAAGTGACTACACGCTCAGCGGTGCGGAACTCAATCAGGTGGCGTACCGGTTCACCGGAGCAATCACGGCGGACATCAACGTTATCGTGCCTGACACCGTCCAGCAGTACTGGGTGGACAACCAGACCACGGGGTCGTTCATAGTTACCGTCAAGACAGCGGCAGGCTCAGGCATAACCACTGTGCAAGGTCAGCGAGTCATTCTGTACTGCGACGGAGCAGATGTTCTGAACGCTGAATCCGCAGCAAGCATCAGTCTTCCGGTAGCAGTCAGTCAGGGTGGAACAGGCGCCACCAGTGCATCATCCGCAAGAATCAACCTCGGCGGTACGGCCACCGGCGTGGCGATTTTCACCGCCGCGAGCGAGGCGTCCGTATGGAGTACGCTCGGCGCGGCTCCAGTGGGAACGGTCAACGGAGGAACATTCTAGTATGCCAACAACCACTGCAGCACTTAAAAGTCAACCCGGCATCAAGCGTGACGGAACCAAGTTCGAGGGTGACAACTACACCGACGGGCAGTGGGTGCGGTGGCAGCGCGGGCTCCCTCGCAAGATTGGTGGGTACAGGTCGGTGCAGAGGTTCCTTACGGAACTGAGCAGGGGATTTACCACCTTCACACAGCAGCGGTTCAGCTATTGCCATAGTGGCAGCCAAAGCCTTCTGGAACGGTTCACGCTTGACGGAAGCGGCAACAGCTCAATCATTACAGACCGCACACCCGTGGCCGTCGCGGCTACAGGCACCGTCACACTGACGGGCGGAGCGGCAGGTTCAGTCGACAGCATCATGGTTGACGGGGTAGAGATTATGAGCGCGAGCGTGCCGTTCGTCGCTGACCTCGGCACTACAGCCTCCAACGTCGCGAGCAACATAACGGCGTTCGCCAGCGTTCCGGACTACACGGCGACTTCCGTTGACGGAGTCATCACCATCACGGCCGCATCCGCAGGTAGCGCGACCAACTACTTCGAGGTGGAGTCAAGCTCGACGACCATCACTACGACCGACACCAACATGACCGGAGGCAGTGACGCTCTGGTTGATGACGCCAATAACGAGTGGATGTTTGACTACCAGTACGACAGTTCTGCGGCCGGCAGTTACATCCTGGCGCACGTCGCGCCGAACCTTGAATGTACATGCAACGACGAAGCAGGGCAGATTTTCGTGGGTGACGTGCTTGGAACTGATCCGCTAAAAAGCGTACGGCTTCCTTCTGGCGCAAACTGTTCGGGCGGAATCGTGTCACTGCACCCGTACATGATGTACTACGGTACTGACGGCATCATCGGGTGGAGCAAGGCGGGCGAGCCTTCGAACCTCGTTGACCTTTCGGGTGGAGCAGGCATCGCACGGCCGTGGGGGCAGAAAATCATCAAGGGGCTTCCGCTGCGCGGGGCAACGGCGTCCGGCATATTCTGGGCATGGGATGCAGTCATT